TGCCAGCTTTGCTTCGTCCCAATCTCCCTGTATTTTATTGAGTGCAAGGTTAAGAGCTTTTTCGCGTTTTTCATCAAGCTCTACAACCACGCAGTCGATATCTGTCTGCCCGAGGTCGAGCAGCACTTTCAAACGCTGATGGCCGCCGACCACGTTACCGGTGGTCTTATTCCAGATGATCGGTTCCACATAACCGAACTCCGCAATAGAGCGCTTGAGCTTCTTGAACTCCGCATCGCCGGGACGTAGCTCTTTGCGAGGATTGTATTTTGCCGGATTCAGCTCCGACAGCTTGATTGTGCGTATATCCATTTACTTGCCTCTCCTTGCTGTGAGCAGCCGTTCCATCACATCGTCCTGCGGATTCGTTCCGGCATATTCGCCGGTGCAGTTCTCCTTGACGATCTGGAAAATCTCAAACCACAGGCGGTTTGTTTGCGACATGAAGTTCTGGCTCATTGCCACATACGGGCTTTGAATAGCGTTGCCGGTAGTCGGGTGTTTCGCGAGAAAGCCGTACTTTGAAATGACTTCCTCGCATTGAATCCAACGCGCCACGCTCATGGCGTAACGTTCCAGAAGCTGGGGAGAAACGAGCGCAGCGCAGCCTCGTGCATTAAGCCACGCCCATGTGTTTTTATATATTTCAGCGGCGGTCAGCGTCGTACCATCCTTTTGCTCCGCCGAAAGTATCTTGTTCGGCTCCGGCATTTCACATCCTTCGAGCGCAGGTGCGTCAGTAAACTCCATTACCGTCAATTTCCTACCGCCTGGATTACCGGCTGATATTTTATCGGTGAGAGGCTTCTTTTTAGCGCCAGCACCGACTCGAGCACCTCCTCTACAAGTGCCATCCTTCGCCATATTCATCACACTCCTTCTTGCCATTTACTGTACCTCGTCTTTCTTTGTAATGTTGAGCACCATGCTGTCGGTTTTGGTGAACCCGATGTCGGTGATCTGCTGGATGATGCTCCCGTCCGCGCCGATAACGTTGATATGGTCAATCGCGCCGTTCCCTTCGTCCTCGTACAGGTAGAAGCTGTTTATCGCGGAGTCAGCCGTTGATAGTGCGGAGCCAAGAGGCGACACGGTCGCGAGCAGCACATTTGACGCGGTGTACAGTTTCAGCTGCACCGAGGCGTTGATGTTTGCGGAGCCGCCCGCCAGCGCGCGTGCGAGCAGGGCCTTTCCGGTGGCCGTATAGGCGTTTGTCATGTCAGTCTCTACCTCCAGTGTGGCGTTGTCTACGTCCGCCCAGTCGTCGTAGGTTGCCTCATAGTCCGCCCAGTCGTCATAGGTTGCCTCGAGGGCAGTCCATGTCAGCGGGTCCTCCGTGTAAATGAGCAGGGTGGTCTGTATGTCCGTGTCGCCAAGCAGCGACAACGACATAGGCAGGTACTGCGTTTCGGTGCCGAGCTCGAAGGTCGTGCCTTTAATCAGCGGGTACAGCGCGTCGCGATAATCGACAGTCGATGCCTCGATGTCATACCGCCATGTGCCGCCCTCGGCCCCGGAAATAACGCGGGCCGTTACAGTGTTGACCTTGTAAATGCCGGATATGCCATAATAAGGTACATCTCCAGAAAGCAGTTGCCCCACTCCAAAGCCCGCGGTTTCCGTTGTAAAATTGACCGTCTTTGCCCGTTTGGTGTTATTGGCAAGGAACGCCGCCCCCACGGAAGCCGCTTTGTTAAACGACGCGATGCTATTATCGTTCAGTGTGTATTCGACAATACCCGTACCGCCCCGCGTTGCAGCGATTTCCGCCGCGAGCGCGGTGTCCACAAGGCGGGTGATGATAGGTACGACAGGGTAATAGGCTATCTTACTAACCCATCCATTACCGTTTTCATCGACATTGGTTCCCGCAAACGAATACCCTGCTTTCGCATAAACCGTATTAGAGTTAAAAGAATACAGGAATTGATACGCCGAGTTATCATCATGTAAACCGGAAATGCCGATGCGCGACACAAATCCGCCGAGCGAAGCAAACTCATAAAAAGCCTCTTCGTATAAAGCCCCGGGGCGCATAAAATCGTTGTTTGCAGAATACACCCCGTAGTACATAGCGTTGTTTACTTTCGCTATGGGCCGTGAGAGTTGGATAGATGTCACTTCTTCGGTGATATCAAGTTCTTCCTCTATCAACGCCCCCTGCCCGGTTGTGCTGCCTATAACCCTGACCGCCGAGAAAAGCGTATAGGCGTCGCGTGACACCTCTAAATCGTAAACAGTAGCGTCCGTGTCGAGCATGAGAGGTGCCGTGTCGCGGTTGCTGGTGTAGCGCATGTTGAACACTTTGTCGTTTGTGACTTCCCAGTAAGCCCCTGCAGCTGCGCACAGTTCGTCGAGGGTATCTGAAACGGTCTTGCCCCACAGGTTGGCCTGACGGTTAATGGTACACAGCGAAAAATCATCTACCGTGCCGAGCGTGAACCCCTCCGGGGATATTCGCTCATCAAACAGCCCGTCGAACTCCCCGAGGCTCTCGTCGTACCAGGCGTCGGTAGCAGCGTTGCCGTTGAGTATCATGTTGACCGTTGCCCCGTCCGGGAAAATCATGTCAACATAAATACTGGCGAGGAAATCGGCGTTACTGGCGATGTCGAGCTCAAAAACCTTGTAATCCTGTTCGGCGTACCCCATGTGCATCTGTTTGACACCGAGGATAGTGCCGGCATAAACGGTTGTTAACCCCGGGTTTGTGACGGTTGAAACCGCGTCAAGAAAGCCGGTGTAATCGGGGCTAACCTCGTTCTCGATTTCAATGAGCATGGTCGCATCATATTCGGCGATTGTCCGCGCCGTTAGGGTGATTTCCGCACCAGTGCCGCCGATGATGAAAAAAGCGTTTATATTCGCGTTCTCGGCAAGCAGCGTTCGTATCTTCCCCGCGTTATACGCGCACGTGTCGTTATAAACCCCCAGCGATACCGTCGCCGTACCGCCGGGCATACCCGCTGCCGTGACAATCGCCTCGATGTACCCCGCGCGGGCATAGGCCCCATCGAGCGTTACGCTCACCTGCTGCGCCGAGCCCCCGGCTATACGGATGTAGTCGCACTCCTGCAATACCGCCCCCGTCGACGGTATTGACACCGTTACGCTGGATGCGGTCTTGTGCAGGCTGTCCTGCTTAAACTCCGCGCCCTCGTGCAGCTCAATGTCTGTTCGCGGTGAACCGTTGATGTCAACCGTAATCATGTCGCCCTCGTTACCGCCAAGCCCCGATAATTGTGCCCGTTTGTCGAGGTGGCGATTTTCTTTCCGTCAAGGTAAATATTGTTCGGCTGTACGATAATCGTCTGTACCGCCGATGCCCTTGCCCCACCGGACAGCAGGTTTTCAATCGCTTCGACCGATACATCATGCGGTATGACATCGGTGCCGCGAGGCAGCCGCACGATTTCGCCACTGAACCTGTCGCCGGGGATGTCGTTGATGCGCGCGAGGCCTCCCCGGAAGTTAGTGACGCCGGAAGCGAGGCGGTCAGTAGAACCTGTAGCGCGTGAGCTCTGGGAACGCGGGGCAATGGACGTCGGCAAGTCAACCCCGGCAATATCATTGAGAGTGGCCATCCACGCAAGCCCGCCGAGTGGCGTCACGCCGAGAACAGCTTTTACCCACGCCGGAGCGTCCTCTATTTTCCCCATCAGCCCAAGGATGAAGTTGGCGAGCATTATTTTACCCGCTTCTTTCATCTTGGCTTTGTTCGTATCGCTTGAGAAATTAGCGGCAACATTTGACATGATCTCGCCTATTGCAGGCAATAAGACGAACAGGCTATCTACCAGCCCATCCGCGAGAGCCCCCAAAATCTGTATAGCCGCGATGATGAGTGTCGTCAGGTTGTCGTCTTTTGACAGTTCGGTCATGATACCGGTTATTATCTCAATAACCGCCGGCAGCAGTATAGGAATATTCTCTATCAGGCTGTCGCTGATTTTCTCCAGCATCGCTACCGCGCTGTCCACCAGCGTAGCGAGGTTTTGCGGGTCTGACAGTTCAAGTACAATATTCGTGATAACGTCAAGCAGCGCCGGCAATAATACGCCGACACTGTCCATGATGCCGGTTGCCAGCGACATGAGAATACTGACCGCAGACTCGGAAATCATTTTGATGTTTCCGGGCGTGGTCAAGGTGGTGACAATGGTCTTTATAACGCCCATTACGCTGTCAATAATTCTCGGCATATTTTTGCCAAGTTCGACCAACACATTTTTGATAATAGGGGACACATTCTTGACAACGTTTTCGAAAGAACCGATGACGTTTTCTATTAATTTTTCGATATCCGCGTCTGCGTCTCCGAGCCCCGCGAGCAGGTTCTTAAACGCTGATTTCATGCTCGAAATTGAGCCTGTGATAGTTGACGATGCTTCCTTTGCGGTTGTGCCGGTAATGCCGAGCTGCGTCTGCACAACGTGAATGGCGCTATAAACGTCTTTTAAATTATTTAGGTTATACTTTTTACCGCTTAATTTTTCGGCATCGGCTAACAGGCGCGCCATTTCTTCTTTTGTGCCGCCGTAACCCAATTTGAGGTTATCGAGCATGGTATAATTTTGCTTTGCAAAACCCTGATATGCGTATTGAATCGCCCCCATGTCCGTACCCATTTTATTGGCATTATCGGACATATCGGTGATAGCCATATCAGCATAATCTGCGGCTTTGGCAGTATCACCGCCAAGCGATTGCAAGAGACTTGCAGAAAAGCTTGTGACGGTTTCCATGTACTCGTTAGCGGATAGTCCTGCCGTTTTAAAGGCATTGTTGGCGTATTCCTGCACCTTTTGCGATGACTCTTTGAATAGGGTGTCTACACCGCCTACCAGCTGCTCATAATCGGCATATTCCTCCAAAACCTTTTTGCCAATTTTTAAAGTAATGGCGGCAGTAGCAGCAAGAGCGGCAGCCCCTATAACTGCCGCAGTTTTAGCAAATGACGCAAGCTTGCCCTTAATATTACTGTTGTGCTTGTCCATGTTCGCGCTGATATTTGCGTTGCTCTGCTTGATTTTGCTTTCGGCGTCACGGTTTGCCTTGTCTACGCCGGAAGTCTCGCCTATATATTCAAATACGACCTGCCCGTCGGACACGTGGTTCACCTGCCTTTATTACCTTGCAGCATGTCTGCGATACGCCCGATGCCCTCGTTGAGGTTCTCGGCCGCCTCTGTTTCGCTCATCTCGAGCGCATAGTATGCTTTGGCCTCCCGCAGTTCCCGGATTTCCTCGGCATTGTGTTTATCTGCCGGCGGGATTTTCCGTGCGCGGATAGCCATAATTTCCCTGATTTTTGTTTTTTCGGACAGCCCCTGAAACAACGCAATAAACTGCCGCCAGTCAAGCCGCTGTTTGGTAAGGTCTATACCGTAATCCAGCATAAAGCTCGACCAGATGTAGGCCGCGTCCTGCCGAAAGTCAATGACCTTTGGACCGTTCGACGGTTTGCCCTTGACCCGCAGATAGTCCTCGAAAATCTTTGTCAGCAGCTCGTTCTTGCACTCTGTTGTCATCCGCTTTACGGTATGGCTGTTCTTGACCAGCAGATAAAGCGCGATGTCGAGCTTTTCAGCATCCCCGAGCTCCTGCTCGTTAAGCAGGTCATAGACCGACAACACGATGTCATAGGCAAGGTTCAGCCGGATTTTCTTGCCGTGAAACCGGAATACGCTGCTGGTGTTTATCATTTGCCCCGCCGCTTGCCTTTATAAAAAGACTTCAGCTGCTCGTTCTTCTGCTCCGTGACGCGGTTCATCGCCGGCACGACAATGTCGAGGATGAACGGCAGCACATAGATGAGCATGGTGGTGTACTCACCGGCATAGAAGTCCAGCAGTTTTTCGGTGTTTTCAGCGCCGAAAATAACAGTGAACAGCGCCATAATCGCAGCGCCGTACTGCTCGTTGGCTGCCTCTTTGCCTTCAATATCATCATCAGATGTTGCCTCGGCGGTGAGCCGCGCGTTGTTAAAATTCTTCCAGGCATCGCGGAACGCTTTGTGGATACTCTCCGCGACGATGTTGACGTGCATTACGGCCTTGACTTCCCCCGCCGGGTTGCACAGTTCGAGGTCCTCGACGATTTTGCCTGGTTGATAGATTTTGAAAGCCATACTGCTGCTACCTTTCTTTGTTAAAAGGGGCGGGATTTAAGCCCCGCCCCTCTGTTTTGAATTAGCCCGTGGTGACTGTGCAGGTGCCGGCCTTTACCAGCACGTTGGTCGACGTGACAACCTCTGCCACGACGATGACGTCGCCGGTCGTGACATTTGCCGAAATGGCGTCCGCGCCGGCGGTCATAGCCGTCCAGCCGGTCGTCAGCGTCGCGCCGATGGCCGGCAGGGTGCTTGTGACCTTGAACTTGTAGCTGTTGCTGCCGCCCTTTACAGGGTTGACATAGATGCTGGTTTTGCCTGCGCCTGTGCCGGCGAGCGACACGACGGTCAGCGTCTCTGCCGCGCTGTACGGTACGGTGAAACTCGGCGCGCCATTGCAGGCGAACTCTACGCTGATGGCAGACCCTGCCTGCGCGGATCCAAGGTCATCGCCGACTTTTGTGATGGTCGCGTCAATGGTAGTTGTCGCAACCGTCGCGCCTGTCGCGGCATTGACGCGCTCAAATTTCAGCTGCGTGTCGCGGTAAGTGCCGAAACCGTACTTGACCGCGTCGCCGAAGATGTAATCCTGCGCCGTGTTGCCAAATACCCGCTTGCCGGACAGTGAGAACGTGATTTGACCGCCGACAACGTACGAGCGGCCCCATCCTGCGTCACTGAGCCAGCTTGCGCTTTCGACGACCTCGTTCAGCGCTTCGGTGATGTTGTCGAAACCCTCCCCCACGACAGCCCAGGTGCCGGACTTCGCGGAGCCGGAGGTGTCGACGCTCAACGTGTTTTTGTAGTTGATGCCGATATTGCTCATTAGGAAACCCCCTTGTTATAAAAAGTGATTTTCAGCACGGACCCGTACAGGTACCCGCCGTGCTCCTCCGCTCCGATATAGGATGGCGCGGAATTTGTCTCGATGTTGATAATCTGGTATCCGTCCGTGATTTCATACGCCTGCTGCATAGTCAGCGACTGGTGGATGGTGTCGAGCGCCTGCAGGGCGGTCAGCTGCGAGGTGTGTTTGGCGTTAACGGTGACATAGGCATACCCCTCTGTGTGTTTGTCAAGGAATATGCGGTCAGACCCGCCCGCGCCGATATAGCAGGAAATGCCGTTTGCGTCCGGCAACGCGCCGATGTTCGCCGAGGCGTACAGCGAGAGGTCGTCGATTTCACCGCGCAGATATTCCAGTATTCCGTCATACAGTCCCACGGCTTCGCTCCTCCCGCAGTTTTTTAAGCATCCGCAGATACTTTTCTTTGTTCGCAGACGCACCCTTATGCGCCCACATAAGCGAGGCGTTAGGGTTGACATCCTTCACCGGGTGTCCGACATAGTACATCCGCTTGGCGTATGGGGTATCCCATACCAGCCGGCCTTTTTCGGGTTGACTGGCCCGGATGGAGCTGCGGATCAGTTCGCCGCTGTCCTCGCGGGCATAGTAATTGGCGTCCTTTAGGGCCTCATTGCTGATAATGGCAATGCCCTTGTCGCAGTTTGCCTGGATGCTTGCCGCGACCCGGGCCTTGTCGAAATTAAACTTAACGTTGAAACCCATCAGACCAGCCCCAGCTCATAGTGATGCAGCGTGCTTTCGTCATACAGCGGTGTTACCTGCTCCACCCGGTAGACCTCGCCGCCGAAGGTGATGGTGTCGTCCCTTGCGAACGTTACGCCATTCGGCGACGAGTTCAGGCAGTCATAAAACAGCACCGCGTTCAGCTGCTGCTCGGTATTGTCTTTGCTTTTGATGATTTTGTCGGAAGGCTCGATACGGACTCTGGATATCGTGCGGGATGAGCCGCTTTCAACGCCCCATGCCGTTTTGGATAGGCTGTACCCGTGTGTAACTGTATGGATCAGCAGTTTCCTCGGGATAGGCTTCATCACGGTATCCCCCTGTATGTGAGCCCCTGGTGCATCAGATAGCCGCGGGCGAGAGGCGAGACCGGGATGCCGCCGAGCTTGGGCGCCGAAGGGGCCGCCGGGGCGCTGATGGAAAATTTCCCCAGCGACACCCCGGTGTCCGTCGCGTTGCCGGTGGCTGCCAGTATCCCGCCCTCGTTGTACAGGTATTCGACCTCGGCGCAGACGGCCTTTTTGATGGCCGCCTGCTCCGCGTCTGTCATTTCCGTGAGTCCGCCGTCGGCTGTGACACGGTTAAACGTCAACAGGTCGATGACATCAGAGGCGCGCTCGGCCAGCACGTTGAACTCCGTCTCCGGTATCTCGGTGATGGTATAACTGCTGAAATCAGACTGGTCAATATAGGCCACAGCGCAGCCCTCCTGTTAAGACTCTGCGATGGTAACGGTGATCTCGCGGTTTGCGGCGTCCGCAACAAAGTCGAGCGGGTGAGTGTCGCTGACGACGTGGAATTTGCCGGCCCAGTTTTTGGTGTTGGTGTCATACGTGCTGCCGTCGACGATGCTGACCGTAAAGCCGGCACCGACCTCAGCCTGCGCGAGTACCAGCATGGCACCCTCGACGCCGACTTTCGTGTTCGCCGTACCGACCGGCAGGTTGGCGACGTCGCCGTCGGCAATTTTAGCCAGTTCGGTAGCAGCGGACGCGCCGGTGGCAACGATATCCAGCGACCGCGCGCTTGCGTCGATGGTGAAGTCAAGCGGCCGGGCATCGGTGGAAACGCGGAACTTGCCGGCCCATACGCGGGTGGCGGTGGAATATGTGCTGCCGGTTTCGATTGTCGGCGTGTAGCCGGCGCCGATGGCCGCATCCGCAAGCACAAGCATGGCCGCCTCAACGGCCTCTTTCGTGTTCGCGGTGGTGTTCGGCAGGGTTTCGACGGTGACATCAAGGATTTTCGCCAGCTCAGTATCGGATGATACGTTGTCCGCTACGAGGTCGAGCGCACGGTTCACCGCGTCGGTGGCGGTGTCGTTCTCGTCGTCGTCTTTCGTGACAGTGAATTTACCCGCCCAGGCGCGCGTGGTGGTGTTGTAAGTGGACCCGCTCTCGATGGTGACGGTGTAACCCTCAGCCACAAGCGCGTTGGCCAGGATGAGCATCGTGCTTTCGACCGCCGTTTTGTTGTTCGCGGTGGCATCCGGCAGCGTCTCAAGCCCGACATCCGTCACCTTTGCCAATTCGGCAACCGCCGGAATGGCAGTAAAGGTAACGGTAATAGACCTTGCGTTGGCATCTGTAGCACTGTGGTCGCCGTCCGGGCAGGTTACCGTAAGCTTCCCAGCCCAAGCGTGTGTGCCTGTGTCATAGGTGCTGCCGTCCTCAATGGTGACGACATAGCCCTCAGCCACAAGCGCCTGCGCGTTGATCAGCAGCGCCGCCTCGACATCCTCCTGCGTGTTCTCCGGGTATTCGAGTTCGTCATACCACCAGTCGATGGCCTTTATCGAGTTGTCGAGGATTTTCGCCAGCTCGATGTTGTCATTGGTGGCAGATACCGCCTGCGCGGACCCGTATCCGATACAACGCCCGCGGCTGTCAAGCTCGAACACGTTGACGTAATAGCCATTTGCAGCCGTCACGTCGTCCCCCGTCTCGATCTCATCAAGATAGGAGAGGTCCTCATACCAGACCGGGGTATAGGCGGCGGCGCTGACCAGATAGACCAGGTCGCCGCCCTGGTCGCTTGTGATAGTGACGGTGGTATCGCCGCACTCTGCGCCCTGCGCACAGGACACCGTGATGGCATCCAGCGCGGTAGCGACGGCTGCGTCAATCAGCGGCACCATAGCCGCGCGCGTCGGAGTTTCCTCCGGAGCGAGCGACAGGTCGATGCCGAGCTGGTCGCACAGCAGCCACAGGTCGGCGATGGACAGTTTGTCGAGCGGCTGGATTTCATGCTGCCGCGTGTCGACAGTGTAGCCCGCAGCTGACCACGCCGTGGTGTCGGTGCCGGCAGGCAGTGCGGCCACGCCGTTGACGAAAGTGATCTCGCCCTGTGCCTGTTTGGCATCTTCCTCGGGCGCGTAGATTCTGGGCATCTCTGTCCCTCCTTGTTACGCGATTTTGACTTTGCGGAGAACGCCGGCCGCTTTCGTGGCCTTGAGCGCGATGGCGGCAACCATTTCGACCTCGCCCTTTTTCACCGCGCCGGTCGCGGTCATGTCAGGCAGATAGGTCTTGACGATTTTGTCGCCGGCAGGGGAGACACCGTGCACGCCGTCGAGCGCAAGGCGCGCGAAGTACACGCTGGTTTCGCCGTTGTTCGTCGCGATGATCGGGTTGGCGGTGCCGGGCTTGTCGCCGAGCGCCATAACGAGAGAGGGGCCCCACTGGACCGTCTCGTTGCCGTAGTTGTCTTTGCTGATGAGGTTGATGCCCGCGCGGTCCATAACGCTCTGGAACACGCCGAACAGGTCGTTGTTCATCAGGATGACGGACGGAGCGCCGTTAAGAGCGGCGCGGACCTTCCTCATCTGGTCGAGGAACGACTTCCAGTTGCTGTCGATGTTCGCGGAGCTGGACAGGTTGATCGCCGAGCCGGCGCCGTTGATTTCGGTCGAGGAGCTGGTCAGAGCCACGTCCAGACCGTCAAATTCCTCGGCAGTGTTGCCGCTGTCACCGTTGATGAACAGGTCGTGGAACAGTGCCACAGTGGCCTGCACTTTCTGTGCGATTTGGAATTGGATGTGGTCGACGACCTGCCTCTGGTTCTCGGCGAGGACGCGGTCAATCTCGAAACTGCCGCCGAAGATTTTCAGGTTGGCGGTGTACTGCGTGGTCACCGTCTCGGCAGGGGTGTACTCGGCGTTGATCGCGCGGACAGCGGCCGTCGGGAGCGTGGTGACGCGGTTATAAACATAGGCGAGGGTTTTGCCGCCGGACGGCGTGACAGTGTTGTCAAAAGGCAGCATGTCAAGCAGTGCGGATTTCCGGAACTCGTCGATGACGTAGTTCGTCAGCTTGTCCTGGGAGAGTTCTTGAGCATTCGCAAGAGAGAGTGCCATGTGTTAGTCCTCCTTGATTTTTAAGTCTTTTTCGGGTACATTGCCGCGGCAATGGCGTCCTGCACTGTAGATTCAGCGCCGGACCCGTTGCCCTGGTCTCTGCCGGTGGTCCCCGCCGCGCTTTCGGCAGCGAAGGCCCATGCGTCGCTTTCTTTGAGGGCGGCGAGCTGTTCGTCGAGCCCCTTGACCGCCTCTCCCTCGAGAGTGATCTTCGCGGGGTCGAGCAATGCCCTGACCGCTTTCGTGTTTACGGCTTTGGCGCTGATGAGCGCCGTTTCGATGGCTGCATCGAGCCTGACCTGCCGCAGGTCTGCCTCGTATTTTTCGGCAGCCGTCTTGTTTTCCGCTTGAAGGGATTCGATCTGGGCTTTGAGCCCGTCGGCGTCGACACCCTTGAGGGCCTCAAGCTGGGCGTCACGGTCGCTGATCGTCTTTTCAAGCGCCTTTTTGTCGCTGTTCACCTCGTCGTATTTCGACTTCGGCACGTAGGCTTTGCCCACTTCCTGTGCCACTTTCTTTTCGACTTCATCGGTATAGGCCTCTCCGATGAGCTCTTTGAGAAACTCGAACATGCTTTTGTCCTTTCCGCGCTCCCTTTTTACCGGGTCGGTACCCGTATCGCGCCCCGCTATGTTTTCCTCCCGCGGGTCGGGAGTGTTTTTTGGCTATAAAAAAGCACCCTCGGGTGAGAGTGCTTGATTATTGAGACTTTCGCTTTGTCCACGCAGCCCTCGACGCCTGCGAGCGGTCGAACCCGTACACCTGCTGCCTGTTCGTCCTCTGGTATCTGCCGGTCTGCTGCGTGAAGGCCTTCAGTTTTGCCTCTTTTTCCTTGAGCTTCAGCTGTGCGGCTTTCAGCCCCTCGGCATCGCCTGATGCGTCTGCCGCCAGCACGCGGCGTTTCTGTGCCCGGACATCCCGTTCTAACTGCCGCTGCTTTTGGCTTTCGTCATACGCCTTTTTGTTCTCTGCGAGGTCATAGGGCTTATAAGTCTGCTCCGATATGCCCTCGAAGTACGGCGAGAAATAATGCTTGCAGTTGGCTCCGCAAAGTCCTGTCACGGTGCCGTACCCCGTAGACGCCCGCAGATTTGGATACTCAAGCGTGCCGCCGTCCAGGCTGTAAACCTTGCCCTGCCAGGCGGCGTGAGAGGGTCTCGCCCCCATGTGGCTCGAAACCTCGACAAGGTTAGCCCCCCATTCTTTCGCCCTGGCTTCCTGCATGACACCGGCGGTCTGCGCCGTGCTGGTCACAATACACCGGCGCACGGCGACGTCGATATGGTTCCATGTCTGCTTGCCCGCTGCGCTGACATAATGCGCCCCGCTGATGCCTTGGTCCGCCAGCTGCGTGACGGCCTTCCTGACCGCCGTGGTGTAGTCTGTAATGCCGAGAGAGGTCTCCAGGTACGTCTGGTTGACAACAGTGATAAAAGACTGCTGCGCGCTCTCCAGCGCCGTGGTGTTGATGAGGTTGAAATACTTCCGGGTATTGTCTACAGCCCCCTGCAGCGCCGTCTGGAGCATCGGGGACAGCCTTGCAGGCTGCGGCACGGTAGCGAGTAGTCCGCGGGAGAACGCCAGCTGATAAATCTGGTCATCAAACGCTACGGCTTTATAACCGGCTGCTTCCAGGATACGGGTGATTTCCTTCTCCGTTTTCCCGGACTGCGCCGCGAGCACGCGGATGTTCTCTTTCCGCAGCGCGCCAATCTGGTTGAGTTTCTCAACCTGCCACTCCGTGACGGTCTCCGGCGTGATGTTGTCGGCAACCGAAAACCGCCTGGCAACATTCGTCAGCAGGTCATCCTCGATTTGCTCATACAGCTGCTGCAGCCCGGCAATCATCTCCGCGGTTTCCTGCGGTGTCAGCATTACCCATCACCGCCGTCACCGCCGAGCGTAAAGTCAGGCATGGCCGGCGCCCTGGCGTCCATTTCAGAGACCAGCTTTGTGGCAGCCTCCTCGGTGAGGTTGTAGACGCGCTGATGATAGATGATCCGGTCAATGACACCCGCGCCCAGCTCCAGCAGTGCCCGTTTCGCCTCAGCATCGGTGTCCTCGATGATGCTGTCGTCAAAACTGATGTTGATTTCGGCATCCTCTTTTTTCTTGCCAAGGAACAACAGCGCGCGGACCATGTCGGTCAGTGCCTTTTCAAGGATAATCTCGTCGCGCTTGATTTTCCGGAATAGTTTGCTGTTGGCGCTGATGACCTCCGTGGCGGTTTTTACGCCGTCGGAGTCGAACTTGTAGTACCCGCGCCCGAAACCGACTTTATCACTCAGCAGGTCCAGGTTGTCCTGCAGCGCGGCTCTGTGCGCCTCGAACCGCAGCACGCCGTTGAGCTCCTGCAGGTTTTTGGCAATATCGTCGGCTGCTTCGCCCGGAAGGCCGTAGAACTCTGTGTCGTTGCTGTCAAACACGGGCACGGATTTGCCGGTAGACACGTCGATTTTCAGCATACTGTCATTGACGAACACGCGCTTTTTGCCGAGTTTGAACTCATTGAAATAGCTGTCGTATATCAGGTCAAGACTTTCCAGCGTGTCAATGGAGTTGGCAAACGCGGAAATTCCCATCGGGTTGAGTGGCTCGAAGTTGTTCGCAATGTTGAGCTTTACAATCTGGAACAGCGGAGCGGCCCGTTTCGTGTTCCAGACAGGCAGCATCCCCTCAGGCAGCGCGACCTCTTTGGTATCGCCCTCGACATAGTAGTTGTAAACGACGTATTTGCCCTTTTCCCTGGCGTGGATGTTGATATAAGTGAGGTTCTCGCCGACCTGAGAGGCGAACGCGCAGCCGGTGATCTCTCCGTTGCGCCATGTCAGCGGATAGATGCACTTTGCCTGGACGAAGTCGATACGGGGCTCTCCGTTTTCGAGGTACTCGACAAACGCGCCGGTGCCGGAGGCTGCCGCGAACTCGACCAGCTGATTGCCGGCGGTCCAAAAGGCATTGGCATCCAGCACGCCGTCGAGGTAATCCTGCTCTTTGGTGATAATCTCGACCTTTTCGTTAAGAAGCAGGTCCGCTTTATCCTCGGCAATCTTTTTCGCCATTTTCAGCGTTTTGCGCTGCCGAGGCAGGTACTCCCTGCCGTTGTAAATCTGATATCTGTGGAACTCTGTATCGCCGGCGTACCAGTCAAGCCATAAATCCACGCGCTTGAACCAGTCGGCGCTGATTGTCGAGTAGCCTTTTTTCTTGAGGAATTCGATAACGTTTATTTTCAATCACCACCTCTCAGTATCTGGTCAAGCAGCCGCCTGGAGTATGATTCCGTGCTGTATTCCTGTGCGTCAAGCGTGTCAATATTGCTGGTGCCGTCGTCGAGCCGCTTGTCGTCGAGGCTCTTATCGTCCCACAGCGCTGTCTGAAAGGCCTCTATGGTGTGTGTGCAGTGCCGCATGATCTTATACCGCCCCGCACCCATTAACGCGCAGTAGACGCGGATACGGTCAACGATAGGCCCTTTTCGCGCGTTTCTGATAGGGATACCGATATGCGCCTTTATAAGTGCGTTGCGCAGCCCGCGGATGAGCACCGGCTCGGCGCTATCGCAGAATATCTCCGTCACGCGCCTGTCGTCCGCCATCTGCTTTTTGACGAAACGGACAAAAGCGGCCTCCAGCTGCGCCGGATCAATAGGCTGTTTGCTGTAATACTCGTCCAGCGTTACAATGCCCCGCAGGTCCATCTGGAACCCGGTGCACTGGAACGCCTGGGCGGATGCTGAGCCGCCGAAGTCGACTCCGATGGTCGAAAACACAATAGGCGGCGGCTCGTCGATGATGAAAGCGGCCGGATTATCGGCGATCAGCCGGTAAATAACCCCTTCAGCGGCTACCCATCGGCCCAGAATAAAGCGGTCATAAAACACCGTGCCGCGGTACTCGAGCTTTAGGTTGTCAATGAACCCGGGGTTGTCTCTCACATAGATCGTGTTGTCGTCAATGGTGAAGGATATCGAAAAGATATCCGCGTCGCTGTCGAGGAACTTTTTGAACCAGTGATCGGGCCTGTCCGGGTTGCAGGTGCCGTCAAAGCAGGCCCCCGGCTTGTCCAGGCGGCTCTTGAGCATCTGAAAGACGCCCTCGGTCCATGTGGTCACCTCGTCGCCGTAGCAGTAGACCAGCCCTGCGCCTTGCAGTTTGCTCACCTGGTTGACCTTGTCGGCCCCCAGCGCCCAGCACTCACGGCCAAACAGTTTGACCTTGTTATTGCTGCCAATATTACCGACCAGCGCCGGTGTCCAGATTTGACGCAGCGGGTCAAGGATATTGCGTTCCAGGGTTCCTTTGGTGTTTCCCAGCAGCAGGATCAGCCCGTCACTGCCGGCGTTGCGGATGCGATAAGGGATTTTGTAAAAATCGAGGTATGTTTTGCCGGACCGCGTCGCGCCATAACTGATATTCCAGCGGTGCTTTTCGTTGATGCTGCCTTGCCAGACTTCTTTTTGCTTGTTCGAAAACTCAATCCCCATCATCTTCGGCCATTTTCCGGCTCACGCCATCGAGGATAGCGTCGAGCTTAGTCAGCGCGTCGGCCGAGGCGGTATCGTCGTCCTTAAACATGCCGACATGCTTCCCGATGAGCTCCAACGCCCGCGTTTTGTCGTGGAATTTTATCTCAATGCCGTTCGGCCCTTGTTTGATGGACGATATCGCGCCGAGCTTATCTTTTGGGATTTCGTCCGTTGGAATAACATCAACGACCATGTACTCACGCTCAAGCCCATCGAGCCCGGTTAAGTATTTTCGCCTGACCTTAACAAAATCAGTCACCCTGGACGCAGCAAGCGGCAAGAGTTCGGTCAGTACAAAGTCCTGGTCAATCTGTGTGCGTTCTACGCGGGCTGCCTGACGCCTTGATATTTGCTCTCGGACACTAACATTTACCAACAGTCGCCCGGCTTGCTCATTTGCCGTCTTTTTGCTGTATCCCGCCCGGATAGCAGCCTGCGTCGCATTGAGGTCAATCAGGTATTCATCAACGAACCGCTTTTGCTTTGGTGTCAGTTTTTTCTCGGCCATCCGATCACCGCCTTCCTGCCGGGAAAGATAGGGCGCAAGGTTGTCCTGTGGCGGCAGCAGTAGCCTATCCGCAGGTTGTCCTTACACCCTACCCCGTTATGCAAACGGCCCGGAGGTAACCAGCCGTCGCGTTTCCTAAAAAAGATGAAAGCCGCCCCGAATGGAGTGGCTTTCATAACTCTACATGCTACAGTTTAACCGCTACCCCCTGTGTTGTCAATGTAAACGTTTTTTAACGCCGATTCGTACTTATACATCACCCATCTGTAGCCCTTTCCGGCGCGCTTTGCGATGTCCACAAAAGTGATCCCCCGGATGTAATGGTCAGCTAACAGTTTCGCCTCAGCCGGGTCGGGCAGAGAGTTTATTGCCGCAAGCGTTTCGGTTTTTAAGCCCCGCAGCTCATCGACCATTTTATCAACCTTGATTTCGGCATCGACAATACCGGAAACGATATTGGCGGTCTTGTCTGCCTGCCCGGACTGTATGGCCGGGGCATCCAGCGTCTGCGTCGTATGCATCGCCAAGTCTCGCATTGCCGCAATGCTTCGGAGCGCGACGTTGATTTCGAAATTCAGCCGGGTATATCTGCCGAGCCACCATTTTTTGTAATCAAGCCCTTCGGTCACGCCGTTTCCTCCTCTTATAGCTTTTGTAGAAAGCTTTGGTCTCCCGCGCCGTACGCTGCAGCTGTTCCGGGTTGGACGATTGCCTGCAAAAGGAAAACAGGATAATGTCATTAAGCCACTTCAATGCGTCCCCCACTTTCCCTGCCAGCACAGCGGGCAGATATGCTGGTTTTTAACACCCCCAGCCATGCCGCTGGATTTCGGTATTTGCCCGATCATCTGTCAGCCCTGCCGCAAACTCGACCACAATGCGGCATTTATCGCAGATAACCTGTGTTTTAGTGCTTGATGGGTGCTTAATCATTTAGGGTACCTCCGGTTGTTTTCTTGATTTATATAAAGCAGTATTTGCACGCATAGAAAGCCCAGACAGAAAACTGCCGCAATTGTGCTCATTTCAGCGGATATCCTCCTTCTTTTCCAGCGGGCAAGCATACTGGCTGGGCATGGCGCACGCCTCCGCCAGCGCGTCGTATGCGTCGCATATAGTGCACGGCCCTCCTTTTGCCGGCCTTGTGATAACCACCGGTTCAATAGGCCCTCCGCAGTTCGGGCAGTCCTCCCTATCGCTGATAAGGTGCCCTCGGGCTCCGCACTTGGAACACTTGAAATGGTCTGTCATTATTTCATCGCCTCCCATGGTCGTTTATCATGTGTTGAAATCGTGATAACCTGTCCCTTTTTTCATGTGCGCTTTTACTGCGGCGGGGCGCGACCACATCCTCGCAAACTTTTTCCACTCGTCGCTATAATCGCCTTTTTTCATACAATCGTCTTGATATAATTGCGCAAACGGCATAGCCCCCGCATTGTAGACTTCCCGTAACCGCGCCTCATTCTTTGCCATGTCGTCACCTATAAGCACATAGGCATTAATCTTGTTGCGGTTATATCCAGCCTTTTTGAGTTTATCAACAGCCTTTTTGAATGTTGTCAATGCGCCATCCGTGTCGCAAGCAAGCCATAGGGCGGCAATCCGCAGATTTGCTATGCCGTCGATAAAATGCTCATCAATCAGCCTCGCTTCTAAACCGCCTTGAAAACTGATTTGCCGTTGCGATTTAAGCATTTCAAAAACCCTGTCTTTGTGCGCCTTGCTTGCTTGCAAGAAGTTGTTATCCTGTACGATGTTTCCCGACACAATCGGCAATTCCCGCAGTTTGCCCTCTCGTTTCGGCACAAAGCACCACGGGCAGTTATTATTGCAGCCTCTTGTAGTAAAAGTAACGCCTTGTCTGATATACCGCCCAGCGACGAAATCATCACAAGGGCTTGAAAATGCCGGGCCGCCTATTTTGACGGGCTTTTTGGTTACATCACGCCATGCGGAAATAAGGTAATTACAATATTCCCTATCCCATGTAAAAGCGCAGGAAACATGAACCTCGTCGTGATCCGGTATTATTTCACGAAATGGCGGTAAACCGATAAAGGCATATTCATCAATGGGTGTGAAGTTGTTGCGGCTCGGGAACACGCGCACTATTCTCATCGTTTCACCGCCTCGCTTTCTTTTTTTTTTTTTCGCGATGTCATTCTCAATCCGCTCAATCATTTCCCGGTTCCTCCTGTCTGGCCTCTAACGGACAAGCATATTGGCTTGGCTTAGAACACTTGAAATGGTCTGTCATAGTTTTTCTCCCTTCACTTTTTCAATTCGTGCTTTCAGGCTTTCAATCAGGTCCTCTTGTGTTGCGCCTTTTTTGCTTATTGCCGCCAGAACGTCCTCGTCTCGCCCGCCCTGTACGGCCAGATGATGCACGATGACCTTCTGGGTTTGCCCTTGCCTGTGTAGCCTCTTGTTTGCCTGCTGGTATAGCTCCAGGGACCAATTCAGGCCAAACCACACAATGTGGTTTCCGCCGTCTTGCAGATTCAGCCCGTATGCCGTGGACGCCGGGTGTGCCAGCAGTACGTCAATCTCTTTGCTGTTCCAGGCGTCAATGTCCTCCGGGCCCCGGAGCTCTCTGACATGCAGCGCGGCAGGGATAGCCTGCCGGAGCCTCGGAAGGTCGTGCCGGTAATTGTAAAACACCAGGACCGGCTGCCCGTGCAGCTGCTCCAGCAGCTCACGAAAGGCCTCTACTTTGCAGTCGTGCACCGGAACGGCTTCCCCCTCCTCGTTGTACACAGCCCCGTTGCACAGCTGCAACAGCTTGTTTGACAGGGACGCCGCCGTCGAGGCATTGATGACTTCATCGTCCACATCAATCAGCAGTTCTTTCTCCATGCGGGTATAGACACGCTGTGCTGCCGTGTCCAGTACGACCGGAATATTGTCCTCCACGATATCCGGCAGCTGCAGATAATCCTCCGCCCTCATGGAGATGCAGATGTCGCTGATCTGCCGGTGTATGGCCTCGGCCGCTCCGGGTTTCAGTTTCCAGGTGAAAATCTGCTGTGCGCTCCGCTGATCCGGCAGGAAATACCTCTCCCGGTATCCGCCTATTGTCCGGCCGAGCCTCTCCCCGCCGTCCAGCAAGTACAGCTGCGCCCACAGGTCCAGCAGCCCGTTCGGCGCCGGTGTGCCGGTCAGTTCCACCACACGGCTGATTTTCGCCCTTACGCGACGCAGCGCCCGGAACCGCTTCGCCTGGTGATTTTTAAAGCTGCTGCTCTCGTCCAGTACGACCATGTCGAACGGCCACGCCTTATCAAACCGGTTGACCAGCCATTCCGTGTTCTCCCGGTTGATGACATACACGTCTGCCGGCGCTGCCAGTGCCTTCTCCCGCTGCTTGGCCGTCCCGATGACTACAGACACCCGCATGTCTTTCAGATGCTCCCATTTCGACGCTTCCGTGCTCCAGGTTGCCTCAGCCACCTTTTTCGGGGCAATGACCAAAACACGGTCGACAGCGAACCGGTCGAACTTCAGCACCTTGACAGCTGTCAGCGTAATGATTGTCTTGCCGAGGCCCATATCGAGAAACAGCCCGATAGCCGGATCATCAATAAGACGCCGGATGCAATACCGCTGATATTCATGTGGCTTGAATTGTGTCAAGACTATTTCCTCTCACCCAGTATGGCATTGACCTTTTCCCGGCTGTCCACATCCGCATACACTGTCAGCCCGAGTTCCCGCATTTGTTTTTGCTGGAACCGCTGCAGCGGGGTCGACGCCTTGCCGGGTGCCTTTGTCTCGACGAAGAACACCCTGCCGCCCGGCAGGCATACCATCCGGTCGGGCACTCCGTCGTTTCCGGGGCTGACGAACTTATAAGCTTTTCCGCCCATCTTTTTGACCCTCTCCCGGAGGTAAGTTTCGACCGCTTTTTCCCGCATGTTTTTGTTTCTCCTTTTGCATCATTCAACCCGATGTAACTTTGTAACTTCATTTTCCTATACATGTATGTGATCAGGCGCGTTAGGCGTTTTAGACGTTCGCGTTACAGCCTGTTACAGCCTAAACAGCCTAATTTGTATATCTCTATGGGTTTTTAAAGTTACAAAGTTACAAAGTGCCTTCCGCCTTAGAGTATCAAGGGCTTGGAGTGTAACTTTTGAAAGTTACATCGAAGTTACAAAGTTACACTTTTTGTAACTTTCCCTTTGAAAGTTACATTTGAAAGTTACAAAGTTACACATCTTTCTGGAATCCTTTTTGAGCACCACAATAACCGAATCGGGCTGTCTTTTTCATGCGTTTCCAGCCCTCTATCGACGCTATCGCGGCATTGATTTCGACGGCATCTGTATATTTGATCATCTTGGCATCGCCGTTAAGCGCCTCGCACCACACTTCCAGGGCACACACTTTATCACGCGGCACGAGCACCACGTCCTCGATTTCGACGCTGTCGCCGGCCCAGTACATCCGGCGCTCCTGCAGGGAATATGCTGACCACCCTTCGGGCACCGGGCGCTCGACGAACTCCCGGATCAGGCCTTCACGCGGCGACCGTTCGCGGTGGGCCTCCTGCTCCTCGTATGCGGTTTTAGCCAGGTCTCCGGAGAGGAACAGCAGCTCGCCGAGCTTCCAGCGGGCGACGGCTTCGGCCCACAGCTGGTCGACTTCTGCCTCGAGATGCTCGAAAACGTCTTTTGTTGCTTCCTGCTGTGCAAGGTCCACCGGCCAGAAACGCCGGTTGCCGGTTTTATCCCGCAGATATTCCCCGTTGTTTGAGGTGCCGAAGAACACGCAGCGGCGCGGGTACCATCCCACATGGCGGCCATATGCAGCACGGAAGATGTCCTCGCACTGGCTCAGAAACTGCTTGATCCTGCCGATTTCGGACTTGTTAAAGGCCTCCAGTTCGCCGATTTCGACCAGCCATACACCCTGCACGAGTTCGGAGGCCTCTTTACCCTCAAAGGTCTTGATGCTGTCGCTGAACCATCCGCGGCCCATTGTTTTGAGCAGTGTGGATTTACCGATACCCTGCGGCCCGGTGAGGATGGTCATGTGGTCGAATTTGCAGCCCGGCGTCATCACCCTGGCGACGGCAGCCGTGAAGGCCTTGCGGGTTACTGCCCGGTTGTAGACATTGTCGGCCGCTCCGAGGTAGTCGATGAGCAGGGTATCGAGCCGGGGTGTACCGTCCCAGGCAAGGCCTTCGAGGTATTCCCTCACTTCGTCGAACTCGTGCGCGTGTGCGCACAGGCTCAACGCGTCGCTGATTTTCTCTTTACCCGTCAGGCCGTAGGATTTCTCCAGATACCACCGGGCGCCGCTGTCGTCGTTATCGGTCCATGCGCGCCTCTCTGTGCGGGTATCCCAGGGCAGAGCACCTAAAGCTGCCCCCCGGTTGGCAAATGCGTCGTAGGCCAGTTTACCGGCTAAATAGGGGTCCAGTTCCAGAATCAGCCGGGCATTTTCTGCGGTCTTGAGCACATGCCCCTTGGCGGATACCTGCAGCATTGACTGCCAGTGGTTGTCGTCTGTCACGGCCTCCGGCAGCAGGTCTTTGAATTCCTCTGTTGCTTCTTCGTACTTTTCACGGACCAGCGACGCCGAAACATCCGGGTCAGCTGCTGCGAGCTCGAGCATGGCCTGGAACGACGGCAGCTTGTTGACGGGCGTGTCGGCCTTGGCGTCGTCGTCCATGCTGCTGAACTTATGCAGCCGCACCAGGTCAAACGAGTTTACAAGCCGCCCGCTGCAGGGGTCTGTCGCATGGTGGCTGTACAGGTATTTGCCGTTATCATAGAGCACCGCGCCGCCGGCAGTGCTGCCGCCGATAAAGGTGTATCGTCCGGGGATATCGGTCGGCTCATAGACACCGGGCAGCAGCTCGTCCATCGCTTTATAGATGTCGTATTTCCGGCAAAACGAGCCAACGACACCCTTCTTTGCCTCAGGGTCTCCCTGCCGTGCTGCTGTCTTTGTGTGGACATCCGCCGCCCCGGGTACGGCCGGCCAGCTGGTCACGTCGTGCCAGTTGTCATAGAGGGACAGCATCGCATCGGCACAGGCGAGCGGCTGATCGCTGTACTCGAACACATACTCGGCATCGGAGCAGCAGGACGGCCAGTACATCAGCCGCCATGCCTCGAAAGTTGACACGTCGCAGTATTCCATGCCGATGCACTCGGCGATTTTCCGCCCGATGGGCTCGTATTCGTCCGGCGGCACGGTCCGGTCGAGTGGTATGACTACCCGCAGCCTCGGCTTCTCCGGTGTATGCTTGCGGGTACTATACACAGCATAACAGCAGCCGAGAACCTCGACCCGTGACAGCACTTCACGGGTTCCACCGGCGGGCACGTTGTCCATGTCGAGGGTCAGCAGGTCGCGCCCGAGAACGTTTTCGGCTTTCCTGCGCCCGTCGCGCAGCGTACCGCCGACGAAGCCGCCGACATCCTTGAGGTCGTCCTGCTTGGCTTTACTCAACCGCAGATAGTCCGACATCGTTTCCGTGCTGCGCTGTGGGGTGCTCAGGCGGGTAAATAGCGCGGACACAGTCGTTTTCTGTGCTGTCCAGTTGACGGCTCTCCTGCTGTTCGCCACGCTGATAGAGATTGGTCTATTGTTTTGGAGCACCATTGTGCTACTCCTTCGTGTAGTAATTTCCGGTCCATCCGTCAGCTGAGAGGGGCAGCCCGCGGGCCCATGCAGGTGCCTCGCTGAGGATGCTGATCACCTGTTCGAGGCAGTCTGTCGGTGACTCGACGATGATTTCATCGTGTACGTGGAACACCACAGCCAGACCGGCGGCCTCGACGCGCTCAATGGCTTCGGCGAGGATATCGCGGGCGATGGCCTGCACGATATTCTCGACAAGCTTGCCCCCGTATGTCTCCTGCGTGGTCCACTTTTTTGTTGTCTGGTCCATGCCTTGATAGCTGATACTCTCCCGGCCCCAGCGGTTCATCGTGAGGGCAGGGCGGGCGTAAAACAGTTTTCTGCCGCTCGGCAGGGTAATGGTCAGCCACAGCTGGTCGGTTTTCTTGTCACCTTCCAGGTCGAAAATGACGCGGCCGTTGACAAGTAGACGGGAGCCGGTCTCGATGGTCTCCCTGGCGGTCTCCTCGACGCGCCGCCACAACTCCACGATGTGCTTGTTTGCCTGTCTCCACCGGTTAACAAGGTCAGACATTTCCAGTTCGTTGAGGCCCATATCGGCCGCGCCCATAGCCGTGAGGGCATTGACGCCGCCCTGGTATCCGAGCGCCAGCGTGGCGATTTTACCTTTTGCCCGCATGGCTTTGTCGACTTTATCGACCGGCACACCGAACATCTGAGCTGCGGCAGCTTCGTAGATTTTGCCGTCACCGCAGAACACGCGAAGCACCCAGGCCTCGTCGGCGAGCCAGGCGATGACGCGGGCCTCGATGGCGCTGAAATCGGCATCGACAAACACGCAGCCGGGAGAGGGGATAAACGCCGTGCGGATCAGCTGCGAGAGGGTTCCGTTGATGCTGCCGAAAATGAGCTGTATTTTGTCCGGCTGTACCCGGCGCACAAGGTCACGGGCCAGGTCGATGCTTTCCGGCTCCATGTGCGTCTGCGGCAGGTTTTGCACCTGCACCAGGCGTCCGGCCCAGCGGCCTGTCCGGTTGGCACCGTAGAACTGCAGCAGTCCGCGAATTCGCCCGTCCGAGCGCACACAGGCAAGCATGGAGTTATACTTTTTCGTGCTGGTCTTTCCGAGCTCCTGCCGGATTTCAAGCACCCGACGCACGGTATCGTTCGGCAGGTCTCCGGACTTCAGCAAGTCTTTGACCGTGCTTTTCCGCATATCCCCATAGACTTCGTCTGTCGCGGCATTAACCCACGCTTTGAGCTGTGCGACGCTGTTAGGGTTATCCATGCCGCTGAGATGCGACGCCTCGGCCGTGAGCTCCTGTACAATCTTTTCTCCGCACGCGACCGCTCCGGCGACAAACGGCAGGTCGATGGCTACCCCTCGCAGGTTGATCAGCTGGTCGGTTTGCCATTGCTTCTGTACATCGTCGGGCACCGGGAACCGCTTGAGCCGGTAATAGATTTCCCTCTCCGTGATGACATCCTGCTCGTTGTACTTCTTGAACAGCTCCCACTTCTCCGGCTCATGCTGGGGCAGTGTCCGGGTTCTCTGCCCGTTTGTTCTTGTCGGTTTGCAGGGCAGGCAGAACGTGCGGATCAGCGCTGAGCCGGCTGACAGTTTACGTTTGTCTGCCGGCAGCCCCGCGGCGACACCGGCAGCGGCAAGGTCCGCGGGGTATCCGCAGTACAGGCCGTGCAGCATCGTACAGTGCCACTGCTTGAGCCAGTCGATAGCAGCAGTAGACATCAGGTGGAAATGGTGGCCGAGGCAGATAATCTCGAATTGAGCATTGTAGGCGTGTTTTGTGACGGACGGGTCGAACATTGCGGAGAAAATGCTGTCAGGGATATCCTCTCCGGCCGTGAAGTCGACCACTTGAACAGGTCCGTCGTCTATGGCATAGGCAAACAGCAGTATAGTGAAAGCGTCGTCCTCGACATATTTATAAACGCCCGCGGATGATAGGTCCGTGCCGCTGAACGTTTCGATATCTATAAACAGGTTTAACATGCGCTACCTCCGGGGGGAGGAGGGGGAGATATTGCACTCCCCCTCAGCAAATGTCGGTTTAGGGCAGTAACTCGTCTTGAACGGCTTGGCCGGTAATCGGGTCGATATCGGCATAGACTGCGGGCGCGGCCGCTCCTCTGCCGGGGACCGCCCTTGCAGGGGCGCTACTGACAACCTCTGCAAAATCTTTCGCGGGTGTCGAATAGTCTCCGCTCAAGGGCTCGCCGTCCGCGACTTTGAGGATATTGCCGAGCCCGCAGCCGATGCCTTTTCCGCCGCGGTTGTTGTATGCGAAGAAGCGGATTGTGGCTCTCGCGTACATGCCAGAGTAGATTTCGGTGCTGTCGATGATTTCGCTCAGCGAGCTGTCGACGATGCCGGGTTTGTTTTTCGTGGAAGCGCCGAGCACCCAGCAGCCTTTGCACTCCTCGCCGTAGGGCTCTCCGCTCTCGCGGACCCCGTCGCCGTCATGCAGCGGGACGTGGATGCTGGGGGGCTTGACACCACCCCAGGTCTTGGCGATGCCGGCCTTGGCGGCTTCGCGGATGGCGGCGTCGATATCGGCTTTTGTCGCGGTGTCGGTTTTCGGGATAAGCAGCACAGCGCTGTAGCGCGGCGAGCCGTCGATGGAAGGGCGGGGGGTTGTCAGATGCACATAGCTGAGACGGACCTTTCCGGTGAGAACTTTCTGAGGGTCGTTTTGATACATGTCGGTTGCTCCTTTTTAATATTGTTTGTCGGATATCGAGCAGCTGTTTATTCCGTGTCCACCCCCTCGAAGTCGAGCCGGGCGCCGTTCGGGCAGTACGGTTCGCGTTTGTCGGTTTCCGGTGCGAGCGTGGGTTTCCCCGGGGGCACGATGATATTGCCGGATAGCAGCTCCGCAAACTTTGCCTTGCCCAGCAGTTTTTCAACCGCCGTCATGGTGATAGGCTTGCGTTCATAAAGCAGCGCCTCATCATACCCGGCGCCCTTGACAAGTTCCAGCGCCGCGTCGACGTCGCTGAATTGACGGGTTTTGCGGCCTTCTACGCACTTCCAGCCAGGCACGCTGCCGCCGTCGAGGATAGTCTTAAGTGCATATTCTTCGACATCCTTTACCCACGAGGCGAGCAGCTGACCCTGCGTAAGCACCAGTCCGATTTGTTCCGGCGTCATCTCGGCGGGCAGCGGCAGCGCCTTGTTCGGCCGCGGGTCAACGGCGAGCGCCGCTTGTGCGCGGGCGCCGCATGTATGCCGGGCTTTGCAGAAATGGCTGGAGCACCACGGGCCGGGGCAGAAATCACCCGCGCCGGCGTATGCCAGATCGGCGACCGGGCGCACGACGTCAATGCCCCAGTTGAGCAGGTCGAGTGCGGACAAGCTGGATTCGCTGATATTGTCAAGGCGGGGCTGCACGATGGTCATTTTAACTGTGACGATGCTGTAGATAGCGGTGTAATAGCCAAGCGCCCCGAGGGCATACAGCATCATCTGCGGGTTATCATCGGCACTCACGGGCACGCCTTTGCCGTGTTTGTAGTCTACGACGTGCAGGATGCCGTCGCCGATGATGATGCAGTCGGCTGTGCCGAACCCGCCGGGGGCATAGTGGGAATAGTCAACGGTTTTCTCGGCCACGATATAAGGGCAGGCGTCGTATTGCTCCGCGATCGCGGCGATGGTGTCGATATAGGCATCTGTGCATGCTTCCATTTCGGGCTGATACAACGGATCAGCGGTGAGCTTTTTTAGCGCTGTTTTGTAGGACCGGTCGCCTATTGGCTCGATGAACCGCTTACGGAGTTTCAGCTCTGCAATTTTGTGAGCGAGGGTTCCTTCCGCGGCGTACTCGCTTTCCTCGTCGGGGAAATTGGCTTCCAGCCGCGCGGACGGCGGGCAGTGCAGCCACTTCTCCGCGCTTGACGCGCTCAGGATGGCGTGCTCGCTCATATCTCGGCCCCCAGCTTGGAGAGCTCCGCCGCGAACGCTGCGTACTGTGTTTTATCGAGGTTGGTCATGGCCTGCACGCCGAAACGCTGCAGCAGGTCAAGGAGCTCTGCGCGCTTGCCGGCGTCCAGCAGTTTAGCGGCTGCCTTGCTCAGCGCGGCGAACGATATGACCGCTGCCGGAGCGGGCGCGATAGGTTCGGGTGCTACCACTTCGGCAGCTTCAGTCTCCGGGATAACCTTTTCGGTGAAATGAGCGGGCGACACGGTGTTCTTCCCGATCGCAAGGAACTGCTGAAGCTGACCCATCAGCTCCGGGACGTTTGAGAATTCGATGGTCAATGTCATGTGCTGTTTACCTCCAGTCAATTTTCTGTTTTGGTTTTACAGTTTCGGGCGTTTTGTCGATTTCCGGTGTGGTGGTCTCGAGCCAGTTTTTCAGCATCCGTCTGAGCCCGCGCTTGAGCTTTTGAATCTGTCGGTTTTCCCAGCTCACAAGCTGCTTTTCATACTTGAGATAACCAATGGCGAGCGCGATGATGGCGATTGCCTCAGCCAGTATCCCCAGCCACTGCAGGCCTGTCATTCTGCTTTCCTCCTCTCTCTTTACGTTGTTCCCTGTACTGCTGCTGCTTTTGCCGCTGGTACTCTCTCCGCGCTTCGGTCCTGTTCGTGTGGTTTTTCCGGTCAAGCTTGAACCTGTACCACAGCTCATGCTTTTGTTCGTCCAGTTTCTGCAGGAGCTCCTCGCCGTCGATGTCGGTCAGCTGGGCGAACCAGTCGGAGTGGAAAAACTGCACACACTCTTTTTTCGTTCTCCGTGCCGCCCTGTCCTCCGGGTTTCTCTCAACCAGTACGGCTGCCTCGACATAATCGACGGCTCCCTGGGCGATGATGGCATTGGCGAGCCGGGCGTAGGCATTGAAAATGGTTCCGGGTGTCGGGCTGTGCGGTTTGATGCGCGGCATTTTGCTGTAGTCCAGGTTCATACTTCTGCCCCCAGACCCTGCCCGGCGGTGTACCATAGCAGGAACGTGACAGTGGGTATTTTGTATCCGCGGTTGCCGTGGATATTCTTTTGCCATGAGAGGCCGAAAGGGCATTTGCCGGCATCTATGGCGCAGCGGAGGCCTTCGGGGTTCATGCCGAGGATGCGGGCGACATCTGCGGTTTTGAGGAAGCGCGGGTTTTCCTTGCACAGTTCAATGACATCGTCGAGCTGGTCCTGCAGCGTGATCACACCCTCACCCCCGGATAACTGGCGATGACAAACGTCGAGGCGAGAGCGTCGGGCATGATATAGTCGCTATGGTCAAACCCTGCAAACTCCTCCCCGTCTTCCAGGCAGACAAAGAAATTGCCGACGATAGGGATATCGTGCCCGCACCTGTTCTTGATGATGGCGTTGAGCGGTTTACCCTTGAGCACGCCCTCCTCGTCGCACACAAGCACCATATTGCCCGGCAGCGTTACTGTTTCGATATACCCGCCGACGAGCTTCTGCATGGCTTCCAGGGTGTTGTCGATGGTCGTCCACTCGAAGGGCTTGCCGGCGGCTTTGTAAAGTACGTTCATCTATTTTTCCTCCAATACGCCGCACTCGTCGACGCGGTGAAATCCGTTTGCAAAGCCGATAATCGCGTTTCGTGCGGCAATGAAATCGGGGTCATCACATTCGAGGCGGCAGAAATGATATGCCAACTGACGGGCGATTTTAGCGTCAACCTTGACATCGAGCGAACCACACCACAGCGGCCAACTTGAAAAATCGAGGTTGGCACCCGTGAGGTAGGC